AGCGGCGGCGCTCGGCGAGGGTTCAACCGATCGATCTCGGCGACCTCGTCTGGGGTGAGGTCGCCGGGGCCGTAGACGGGCTCGGCAGGCGCTGCGGCCTCGAGCACCGTGTCGGCGGGCGGGCAATCCCGGTCGGGCGAGAGCGGCGCTGGCGGGGTCGTGGCGCTCGGCAGCGCGTCGTCGCCGAGGATTTCCTCGGGCGTGGGTACGTATCCCACCCTGCCGGGGGCGTCGGGCGTCGCCGGCAGCTTGCCCTCGGCGCGCAGCTTGTCGATCACCTCGGGCAGGTCACGGCGCACGGCGGCGGGCTGCCCCGCACGTACGGCCGCGCCCTTGGCCTCGAGCTGGCGGGCGAAAGCGGGGTCCATGACGCTGCCCCCGCGGCGCTGGTCTCGCAGCTTGCTCTTGAGCTTGTCGCGCTCTCGGGCGGCCTCGGCCTGGCCTCGGCGGATCTGCTGCTCGCTCTTGCGCATCTGCACGCGGCGTAACTCTTGGGCAATGCTCATGGGGCGGGGTCTCCTGGTCGGAGGGTATCATGGGGTGCGAGGGTGCGGTACTCGACGGCCTGCCCGATGGCCTCGGCGTGGGCAATGCCTTGCCGCATGCCGTTAGAAAACCCGCGGTCGGTGTAGACGACGGTTTTCTGCGCCGCGGGGCGCCAGTGAAAGCCCGCGAGGATGCCGAGCTCGCGCTCGTCGGGGATCTCGTCTCGCAGCACGCCGGGCTGGGTGTACAGGCCGTGGCTGGCGAATGGGGCCTCGCCACGCTTGAGGCAATCGCGCAAGCACGCGCGCAAGTACTCGAGGTTCCCCTCGACGTCACCCGCGTACGGGCTCTCGACAATGACGAGGATCATGGGGTAGCCGCCTGCCATTCCTGCACCTCGACGGCGCGGTTCAACGGGTCGCAATGCACGAGGCAACTCACGGCCACCACGCCCACGGTCGCGAGGTCCTCGCGGATGCTGGCCGGGGTACGCTTGGCAATCTGCGCGCAGAGGTCGACCAAATCGCCGCGCGCGAGTTGAAACCGCGGCACCTTGCCGCAGCGCAAGAACGATTGCACCGCCGCCTCGGATACGATCGCCTGCCAATCAGAGTTCATCATTGCGCTCCGGTAGCTCGTGCGGCTTGAGCAGCTCGGCAAACGCGCCCCAGATGTCGGCGCCGTGCGTATCCTCGAGCTGGTCCTCGGTGACCTCGAGCGAGGCGAAAGGCACGCCACCCATGGCGACGGTGAACCGGTACCGGTCGGGCAGGTCGGTCCGGTTCCACCCGTAGATCCATTTGGGGGATCGCCAGGTCTGCTGATCACACCAGTACATGAGGCTCTGCGCCAGTACGCCCAAGCGGGTCTCAGCGGTGAGCGTCATGTGTCGAGCTCGCAGTTCATGCAAACGAGCCCGTAGGTGCCGCCGAGTACGGTCCCGCACCGGTGGCATTGATAGGGCGGCTCCGTCGAAACGGTGACCGTGCCCGCCTCCGGATCCACGCGCGTGATAGCCACGCCGTTGCCCTCGACGGCGGCGCGTAGCAGCGCGCGGTCGTAGCCGTCGGGGGGCTCGCCGCTCAGCATGGACTCGACGTTGGGCCAGGTCATGACCTCGCCGGCCTCGAACGTAGAGGCGTCCTCGACACGCCGGTCGACGTCGAACAGCTCGACTCGTATGGCGCGGCCCTCGTTCATTTTGGCCACCAAGCGCCGGGCCCGACCCGTCACCGTGTCGGGGTAGAACTCGACGGCCTCGGCCTCACCCATGAACCGCGCTTGCGCCCCCGGCTGCACGTTGGGCGTGCGCTGGTAAACGGACTTGCCCTGGCGCTCGGCAGCGCGGCGCACCTCGTCGCGAAACGCCGTCGGCACGAGCACGCCGAGCCACTGCAGCATCAGCCAGCCCACGTGTGACCAAGGGCGGATCCTCATGGCTTGCACAGTTGAGGGTTCATGAAGCGGCACTGGTTGCCCTCGCCCAGGTTTCGGAAACAAACGAGGCACCCGTCGGCGGTGCAGCTCACCGCCATGATTTCCCCGGGGATCGGACACCTCGGCTCGGGGCTGCTGCCGTCGGCGTCGCGGCACGCCACCAGCAGCGCCAGTAAAAACATCCGCTGCAGCCACGCCAACTGGCGCGGGGTGATCTCGAGGACCTCGCCGGTCGAGTCATTGATGAACTTCAATCGACGCCCCCGAGCGTGCGGTACTGCTCGATCGGGATCCAGTGCTTGTCGACGAGTATCATGCACCCCTGCACGGGGCCGTAATCGCTCTTGAACCCCATCTTTTCGGCCTTGGTCGAGCAGCTCAGCTCCTCGACGCCGAGCATGATGAGAAACATGGCCACGAGTGCGAGCATGCTGGCGATAAAGGCGGCCATTAGTCGACCCCGCCGCCGCCCTCGCCGCACATGCCGGTTACGCCGTATCCGCCGCCCGGCGAACCGTAGACCGCGCCGCCGCCGCCCTCGCCGTGCGTGGACGGGTTGCCGCCGCCGGAACTGCCGCCACCTTTCCCGACGACGCTGGGGTTCGCCCAGGCCAGCCCCGCTTTTCTCATGGCCGCCGCGAGCTGGTCCTCGCAAACGTGCATAAAGGCCTCGAGCGCGTGGCCATGAAACTCGGGGTCCGGCGGCAGCAGCACCTCGCAGTTCTGCTTTTCTGGCAACGCGGGGCTATCAAACGTGAACCGCACACCCTGATCCGTCACGCGGATCTGGGTGGCCATGGCCATGAGCAGCGGATGCTTACCCAGTGCAGCCTTGCCTAGATCTAGCAAACGCTGCCTAACACTGCCTAACGTGTCCGCACCCTGGACGTTCTGCTCGTCGACTGTCGTCATGGTTTCGCCTTTCATGAGAGGCCGCACGGTACCACCAGAGTCAACGGGGCGCCAACCGATCACGCGGCGCGGTTCGCCCGCCAGCGCGCGAACTCGATCGTGGCCTGCTCGTCGCGCGCCTCTTGCTGCCGGTACCACTCGGGCGTCCCGGGCTCGGGCGGTAGCTCGTGTTCGAGCTCGTGCTGCCGGCTGAGCGTCGAGGCGTACAAGAGGCCGTCGAGGCTATGGTCGCCGAACGTGCCGTGGTGGTCGGTGCGCTTGGCGTTCCACGGCACCGTTCGCAGCTGCCGGATCAGTGAATCGCAGCCCTCGTGCACGTGCAGGGTGCCGGCGCCGAGCTGGCTGTCTACCATCCAGATAGCGCCCGCCTTGATCGGGTTCTTTTTCACGGCCACGATCGGCAGGTTGTACACGACCCGCATATCGTCGACGATCCGCGAGCCGAGGCCCGCGCTATCGCCCGCAATGTGGCTCACGTGGTAGGCCTGCTGCAGCTTGCGGGTGATGCTCGCCAGTTCCTCGACGCTGCAGCCTGTTTTCTCAAACGAGGCAATCACGTGGCCGTGATGGATGCTGCGAAACATGCCGCCGACCACGGTTTCGACCACGACATAGCGCACGATCACCCAGGCCGAGGGCGACGCCGTGCCGCCGAGGTCGAGCCCCATCACGGTGTAACCGCCGCTGGGGATCATGTGCCGCGGCAAGAGCGCGCCGGCCCAGCGCTGGTAACAGAGCCCCTCGGTGTCCGCGCAGAACTCGCCGAGCCACTCGCGGCGATACCCCGCGTCGTTGGCGGCGATATTGTTGTCGCGCAGATGCGCCTCGAGGATCATGGCCTCGCGCCCCTTGAAAAAGGGGTTATCCCAGATCGTCATAAAGTGCACGCTGGCGCCCAGCTTGCTCACGTGCGCGTTGCCGCCGACGAGTTGTTCCCAGTAACAGTCGGGCTCGTACCCTGCCGTGCCCGCGAGCACGATGCCGCGGCCGCCGAGGCCGCGAAAGTCAGCCGTAGCGGGGCCAAACGTCTCGCGCACCGCACGCTTTAAGAGGTCCTGCCGCTGAGCGCCGCACTCGTCGACGATCACCATGGGGAACCGCGGGCCGCGGCCTTTCTCCACCTCGGGCTCGGTGGCGAGGCCAAACATCTGGATGATGCCGCCCGACGGGGTGCGGACCTTGTACTCGCCTCGGTTGATCTTGAGCCCGAGCCCGAACCGGTTACTGAGTTCCTCGAACTTGGGGAACACCACGTCGGCGCCCTTGGCGATCGTGGGCATGATGTACGGCACGGTCTCGCCGGGGAACTGATCGGCCAGCTCGATCGCCTCAATGCATAGCCCCTCGCTCTTGCCCGAGCGGCGGGTACCGTGCACCACGCGGATCGGTGACGGGTCGAGGTGGAAAGCGAGCTGCTTACGGTGCAGGTGCGCGGTGAGATCGATCCGCGGCTCGTACTCGGCAAACGAGTCCGCCCAGTCCTCGTGCCACCCGCCCCAGATGTCAGCCCCGCTAGGCGGGGTCGCTGGTGGGGTCCGTGACCTCGGCATCTTTCCCCCCTTCGTCGAGCGCCAGCGTCGCGCTCAGCTCGTACCGCGCCAGGATCGCCATCACCGCCGCCCGGTCCTCGTCGGTCATGCTGGGGGGCAGCTTGACCCAGCCGTGAGCGCGGAACTTGGCCAGCATCCGCGGTGGCGGGTGGTCGAGCAGGCGATCCTGGGTGCGCTGCTGGCGCTGGGGGGCCTCGAACTCGTCGGGCGTCTTGCGCACGAACCCGCCAAAGTCCGCCGGGTGCATGACGCGCAGGTAAGTCTCGGTGGCCTGGGGGTTGTGCCGGGCCAGCGTCTTGAGGTGCTGCATTTCCTCGCCGACGTCGGCGGCCTCGAACTGGTAGACGCGGCGCGCGAGCTCGACCGCGAGGCTGCTGCCGACGCCGCTCGCCCCGTCCTGCAGAAAGCGCTCGAACGTCTTGGGCGACACGCCGCACTTGAGCGCAGCGAACCGCCGCGGCAGCGGTGACTCCACCGCCGCGACGAGTTGATCGACGAGCGTTTGCGTGAGGCCGTCGTCGGCGTCGGCCTGGGCGAGCGCACCTCTCACGCTGCCGCCTCGCTAGCCTCCTCGTGCGCGGCGGCTTCCTCGGCGGTATCGTAGATCCCGCGCACCCGATCCCATGAGGTGAACCGGTGCCGCTTGCCGTACGCCCAGAGGTCGGTGCTCATTGCCGTCATGAATAGCGCCAGCTGCCCGACGGCCTCGGGGTCCGGCGTGATCACGACGGCCGCCCGATCCTTGATCTCGACCGCCACCCCGCCGACGCTCTCGCGGGTGTAGCACTTGCTTTCACCGAGACCGATCCCGCCCTTGCCCACGGCGAGCACGCGCTCGACGCTCATCTTGACGCGGCTGGTGGGAACGTTGCTCACCTTGAGCTCACCGCGGCTCATGTCGCGCGGCAAGATGATGCGGCTGACCTCGGGGGCCTGCTTGCTGAGCGTGAACCGCTCGCCCGCGGACTCTTCCTCGCACGTGAGCATATATTGCCCGAGCGGCGTGGGCAGCGGCTTGCCCACCTCGAAATGGCAGAGCGCCGCGTCGACCGAGAGGATGTACAGGATCTCGCCCTCGTGCCGCAGCTCGCTATGCTGGCAGAGGTCGAACCCGATGATGTCACCGGGCGCGAGCTGCTGGTCGAGCCGGTAGCGATCCCGCATCCATGCCGCGCCACGGCCCACGCTGAGCACCTCGGCAAACGCGAAATTGTTCGCAGGCGCGCTGGTGGCGTACTGGATGGTTGAATCGACCTTGACCTTGCCAAACACGGCCGAATCGATCGTCTCGCCATTGGTGACGAACTCGCAAATCCGCTTGTGAATGTCGGGGCGAGGCCGGCAAAAGATCGTGTTGTTCATCGCGCGGATCATGGGCGCAGACCTCGCGTTTGCTGCTCGGTGAGCCGGCGAGCGTGGGCGATCCGCCCCTCGCGTGTCTCGTCGAGCGTGGGGCCGCGCCCGCCCTTGGTGGCGGGCGGCTCGGCGAGGCGCTTGGGTGGTGTGCGGGTGCCGTTGCCGTTAGTGGTCCCGGCCTTGGCAGCCGGAGCCGCTTGCGCCGCCGCAGCCGGGGTAATGCCCAGGCGCTTGAGCTTGCGCACCTCGCGGGTGTGCAGCTCGTCGAGCACCTGCTTGGGCGTCTTTTCGAACCGCCCGTTTTTCCACGTGGCCTCGTACGCCTCGAACGCTTCCTTGAGCGCGTCGGGATCGGGCGTGTTGGGGTCGTCGGGGTTCGTCAAGAACGCGTGGCTCCGGTGCGTCGCGCCGAACTTGCCGAGCGCCGTGTTGCGCTTTTCCGAGAGCGATTGCTGCCCCTTGGTTTTCTCGGCGGCGGCTTTCTCGTCGGCGCGTTGTTTCTCGAACGCTTCCCGATCGGCCCTGAGCTGCGCACGCTCGGCGGCCACGGCTTGCGCCTCGGGGCTGGCGGGCTCGCTCTTGCCCATGCCAGCGCTGGCGATCCGCTGGGTGATCGTGGCCAGGCTCGCGCCCTTGGCGAGGCGCTCGATCCCCTTGGCGAAACCGACGTAGTCTTGCGCTTCCCACGCGGCCTCGGTCTTGGCGATCCAGCCGTACTTTTGATCGGCATGCCGCAGCAGGTTGGAGGCTCGGGTACTGTCTTGCTGCAGCTCGCTCTTGGCCTTATTGACGAGGTCGAGGTCGCGCTTGACCCGCGCCGCGTGTTTCTGCTCGCGCACGGAGAGAGCCTTGAAGGCTTTCACGCTGGCGCCCTTGAGCTTGATGTCGCGCCCGAGCGCTCGCACCGCACCCTCGAGATCGTCTTTCTCGAGCGCGAGCGCCGCCGCGTCGATCCGTTCCTTGTCCGAGCCGTAGCTGCCGCCGCTCGTGTCGTTGGCCGCCTCGCTCTCGGTGGCCTCGGTGCTCTCGGTGGTCGAGCCCGCCCCAGCGCCGTCGCTGGTCTCGCTGCTCGTGGCACCGCTGCCGGTACTCGTGGACGTCGCCGTGCCAGCTGGCTCGCCAGAGCCCCCAGCGTCGGCCGCCGTAGAGGTCGAGGGTGAGCCAGCCGCACCCGCGGGGCTGGATGCAGCGGGTGAGCCAGCTGCGGCCCGACCGCCGCCCATGGATGAAGCCGCGGATACTCTCGCGGAAAACGTTGCCGGATCTGCCAAGGGGTTCGCCTTTCATGCCGCCATCGGCATCGGTTGTTCGCTAACTGGTGGGCCCGGTGGGGCCAGTGGGGCCCCGCCGCCGGGTGGAGCTGGTGGCTGCGAGAGGGTAGCGATCCGCTTTTCCTCGCTCTCGATCAGCGTTACGCAATCGTTGCAAAACTTCTCGAACCACGCGAGCCGCTGCGGCGGTGCCTTGCTCTGGCGCGCGCGCAGGAATGCATTCGCCATGATGCGCAGCGCCGAGCGGATCCCCTCGAGCTGCATCCAGCGCTCTGGCGGCTGGTAGAAATCGCGCTGCGCCATGACCGGCGCCGGGCTCTTGAGATAGCGCTTTACCTGGTCCTCGACCCAGCCGTCGAGCGCGTAGACCTGGTCCTTCATGCGGTCGAGGTCGTAGTTTTGCGACATACGCACCATGTCGGCGCCGATGAACGGCACGCTCGGATCCTTGAGCCAGCGTTCGGCTTTTTCGAGCCGTGACTTGGGCGTGTCCTTGCCCTCGCCGACGGGCTTGATCTCGAGGATGTACTTGTCGTCGTCGAGGTCGAGGTCGGCGGCGCGCACCTGGCGGCGAAAGTCCTTGTCCCCGATCCAGCGCTCGAACCCCTTTTTCGAGAGGGCCTGCAGCACCCATAAGAAGATCTTGGTGGTGCCCACGGCACGGACTTGAATGCTGCGCCGCTCGGCGTCGGCGAAGGACTCGGTGTAGTAGCTCGCTGCCAGGCTTTCCTGCACACCCGAGGTGGTGCCCTGGGGCTTGGTGCCGGTGGCATGGTTGCGACCGATGCGGGTATCGTCGAACTGCGCTTGGTCGTACACGGCCTCGAGCGCCAGGCTGTCCCGGCTGAACTTGGGGGAATCGAAGATCTTAAACGCGCTTTCGACGGGGCCGTCGACCTGCACCAGTTGCACCGCGTTTGCCTGCCCGAGCTGCGCCTGCAGGGCCTTGGCGCCCGCGGTACCGGATTGCACGGCGATGATAACCTGGCTCGTCTTGCGCTCGGCCGCGTCAACGTCGTTGAGGATGCGGTTCTGGTAGCGCGAGAGCATATAGACGCTCTGGGTGAGCGGCGTTCCCCAGTCGCCGCCGAGCTCGATGTCGTATTCCCACTTGACCATGGGCGGCAGGTGCTTGGTGTACGGCTTGTCGCGCAGGACCGTCTGATCCTTGAGGATGAACATCTGCCGCCCGACCTCGGCGTCGGGGCCCGAGCCCACCTGCACGGCCCAGCCCATGATGATCCGGACCTCGCGGCGCTGCAGCACGTGGTGCGAGGTCGAGACCGTGTCGGCGGCTTGCCCCACGCCCTTGCCCGCAATGAAAGCGCCGGCTCTCGGTTCAACGTTGTCGTAGATCTGCTGCTTGAACTTGTCGCCAAACTTGCGCACCGCTTCCTCGGGCAGCATCCAGACCGTTCGCACGCAATGGCGCAACGGGCCGTAGCGATACGCGCGATAGATGCCAAGCGTTAGCGTGTCGTCGAGCTCAGCCTCGGGGCGTGAGGCGTTGTCGTAATCGATGCAGAAGATCGCGTACTGCCCGGTGCTCGCGGTCGCAATGAGCGCGCCGTGCCGATGCATCTCGGCCATGTCGTTGAACTGCCCTTGGGGCTCGGCGAACTCGGCGCAAATCGTTTGGTCGAGGTCCTCGGCGCCGTTGACCTGGTCGAAATCCCCGCCCTTGGTGGTGAATTGCGGCAGGGGGCTATCGTTAGCGAAACTCTTGGCGACGAACGTTTGACAGAGCGAGCGGCAACGGTTCTTGATCACGGGCGCGTCCAGGCCCGGGAAGATGTTGGTGGTGCTCGTGACGTCGGCACCCCAGCTCGAGATATTGGTGAGGCTAAACCCCTCGAATAGCGAGGCGAACCGGTAGGCTCGCGTTGCCCGGTAGCAATTCTCGACCATGGCGCGCTCGCTCAGATCGAGCAGGTCGCGCGCGGCGTCTTTTTTGACGCGCCGTAGATACCAGCAATCGCAATCGGTGTTCTTGAGCGCTCGATCGCTCAGCATGCTCGTTTTGCTCGCCATCAGGCTCCGCCTCCGCGGTTCGTCACCGAGTTTTGAATTGCCGTGAGCCCACCGGGCCCAGCCCCCGTATCGCCTTGGTCAAACGCGCTGGGCTCTGCCGTGGCCCCCGCGGGCTGCCCCCGCGCCTGGTCGTCCTTGAGTGACTGACCAATCATGTCGCCCGCCTTGCTCGAAAAGAACGGCCCCGCGAGGCCGTCGGAATCAAACAGGATGTCGAGCTGCAGCTTGGTGCTGAGCGGCACGCTGCGAAAGTTCGCGCCGATCTCGCTCACCACGTCACCGCGCAGCTGCTCGTACAGGTCCGGATCGCTGGCAGCAAAGTGCTTCATCTGCTGGCCCGTGGCGGTGCCGGCCTGGATGTCCTCGAGCACCGAGT